GTCTGCCCTCTACTTTGTTGTATTCGCTTTCGTAATACTGTACTTCAAACTCGGCGTCTTTAATTAATTCTTTATAGTCGTAGTTTTTCATAGCTTATTAGTTTTTAGTGAAACAATTATCGAATGAAAATAAGGTTTTTTCTGATACTTTATGACTTTCGTACGCTTGCAATATTAACTGTAAAATAGTGTCTTGCAATTCAAAAAGCGTGTCCTGGTCTATTGTGTCAGCATGTAAAAAGCCTGTTTCTTTGTGGGCCTTTGCTAGCCCTTTTACAAATTTAGTTAGTGTCATTATATCGTAATTTAATTAACCAAACATATTTAGTAGTTTAAGTCGCTCGCCTGTCTAGTTTAGGCATGACTGCTATTTTTCGTATAGCTACGCGTTCTAGGCTTACGCGGTCTTTAAAATGCCGCTGCTGTACTAAGACGTCTGCAATATACAATAAATTTACTTATAAACAAAATGTCTATAAAGTTATTTGCTGTTTTGCATTATTTCGCGCCCTAGCTCGCCAGGTATAATACTTCGCTCGTAGTCTGTTAAAAACCCTTGCGTGCCTGTTGTTGATCCTCGCGGCGCTGGGTTATGGTGGCATTTAGTATTACCATTAAAACATTTAGGCCTAGGCTGCCAGCCGTTAGTATTAAAAAGGCTAAATATATTATTGGACCAAATATCTGTAGGTTTGGCCCTATGGTCGCCGTACTTACAATACCAAACTGTAGCTCTAGGTAGGCCAGACATAAAAGGCATTTTTCTTAGCATAGCTCTAGGGTTTTCTATATACCAGTATTTAGGCTGTATCTCTTTAATTAAATTTAATGTATGTTTTACTATTACGTCTGCTAGCTCGGCGTCTTTTGTTTTGGGCGTAGTATTGTCTCTATGATGCCTTACTTGTAAAAGCGAATAAGTAGTACAGGGTGGACTTGCCCAAATTACTGTAGGCTTAAAGGGTAGTTTATTTATGTCAAAATTTAAAATGTCAGTAACGTAGTCTATACCGTCGAAGTCGTTTATGTCTGACGAAAATACTTGAAAGCCTAGTTTTTCTGCCTCTTTGCCTACGGACCTACTGCCAGCAAAAAGCTCTAAAAGTTTCATACCGTAAATTTATGCAATATACAAATTTTATCTTATAGCGTACCTAGCTACGTTTGGCCTAGACAGTCTAGTAAAAATACTATACCTGGTACTATCGACGGCATGGTTATTTTTATCTTCTGGCTTATTTAGCAAATTACCGTTTTTATCTTCTAGCCATTTGTAGTTTCTAAATTCTTGTATAGTGTTTGCGCTGCGGCTAGTTATAAATATATTGTAGCGCTTCATTAAGTCAATGCCTAGCATAATACTGTCCTTGCCTTTTGTCGCTGCCTTAATATTCCAGCCGTAGCGGTACAGCTCGTCTATACTCTTTGGCTCGCTGCTGTCGGCAAATATCTGGTCCGCACGCGTTAAGTTTAGTTTTGTTAATTCATTGTGTATGTCTCTGTTTGTCATGCCGTACTTATAAAACAGCTCGTCTATATACAAATTATTGTCTAGTACGTAAGTCGCTACTAAAACGCTAGGATCATTTACAAAGCCCCAGTCTAAGCCTCTAGCAATTAGTTTGGCTCTGTCTGGTATTTCGTCGCACTCGTTAAACTTAAATACAGTCGCGCGGTTGCGTCCTACTTGACCCAGGCCGTATACTCGCCAGTAGTCTTCGTCAGTTTCTTTTAGGCGCTCTATTTCGTCTATAAGTGTTTGCTCTAGAAATTTATTGTCTTTGTATGTGGTTATGTGAAAGTCGGCGTCTTCGCGTGTTTTTACTTTTGTGTATATGTAGCTATACTCGTCGCTGGGGTTGTAGTCTAGTATTAGACTTGGGGCGCCGTCGGTGCCTACGGTCCTAAATAAAACCTGGCTATAGCTAGAGTAGCTTAACTCGTTAGCCTCATTTAAAAAGGCTAGGTTTCTTTTACGGCCTTTTAGTCTGCTAGCCTGGTCTATACTTACAAACTCAAATAGGTTGCCGTTTAGTCTGTACTCGCTATTGCTTTTATTGTGCTTTGCCTCGTTGTATAAGTCGTATTTGTTTAGTATGTCAAAAAAGTCGCGCATGACTGTAGCGCGTAAAGCTGGGTACGTTGCCCTAAATATTGTTATGGTTTTGCCTGTATACTTTTGGCTGTAAGAAAATATAAGCCATAGTAATATATTATAAGTTTTGCCGCTACGTGTACCGCCCTGGCATATAACTATTTTTTTGTCTGTCTCTTCTAGGTGCCGCCAGACGACGTTAGTATCTATTTGCACTATTCTATAACTTTGACTGTAAACTCTTTTGTCTCGCCTACTTCAATTTGCTGGCGCTCTACATAGCCGCGGTGCTTTGCTTTGCTCTTTAAATAGAAAATAATACTCGCGGTATCTTTGTCCTTTATTTTTTCGTATAGTTTACTTTCTACAAAGTCAATAGCGGCCTCGTGTATGTTTTGTACGTATGCTTTGTAGTCTTCGTCTTCTTTTAGCCAGCGGTAGTGGGTTGCTCTACTTACGTCTGCGACTGCGCAGCTCGTAGATACTATGCCTAAATTAAACTCTAGGGCCTCTAGCATCTTTTTTTTACTGTCTTTTGTGTCTCTTACCATACTTATATAACGGTTGTTTTTAGTTTTTAGGTTGCTCTTCTAAAACCTCTGTAATATACTTACGTATTTTGCGTAGCTGTTTTTGGTTTTTTAAGTTTTCGGTTATTAGTTTATAGGCGTTTTTGTATTGTTTTACTGTTATGTCTGTCTGTAGTATATTTTGGTAGTATTCGTTATAGTCTTTACGCCTGTGTCTTATTTCGTTTTCAAAGTTTCTGACGCTATATATCATTACGCTATGCTTGCGCTCTTTGCCGTTTTTTCTGTAGTGATCCGACAGGCTAGAATAAGTAGCGTTATAGTCGTTTCTCATTATGTATTCAAATAAGGCTCTAGCGTCTACTATGTCTTGGGTTTTTCTATTGCTGTATATGTCTATGCCTGTATACTCAATTACTAGGTCCGCTATTTTCTTGTGGTTGTTCATGTGTAAGTTTTTTAATTATATTATGTAAGATGTCAATTTTAACGTATAGCTGGGCGACTACTATTTCTAGGGTTTCTATACGTTTTTGCTGGGTTATTTTTTTTTGTCTCATTATTTTAGGTCTCTAATTGGTAGTAATATTCCTTTTGACGTATTATTGTCGCCGCCTACTACATTACGTTTCGTATTCATATAAGGCGTACATTTCTTTTTTAGGTCGTTTAGTGATATTAGTATAAATACGTTTTTTAATACAAAGCAATAATAGTTAGCTTTACTTTTGTTTATGCCAGACGGCTTGCCGCGGCTTTCGTATTCTACAAATATATTAAAGTCTGCCTCTATACAGCTTTTTACTTCAATAGTTTTATTTTGTAGTATGTCGGCGAGCTGTTTTTCTTTTACCTGGCCGACTTTTAAGTCGTATTCGAAATTGCTTTTAAATTCCATTATAGCGTGCCTTGTATTGTATAGTCGTTTATGTCAAAGTCTTCACGTATATAAGTTTTATATAAGTCTATGCCTTTGCGTAATTCCTGACGCCCGTATTCTACAAACGCTTCACTACAGCGCCAGACGCCTATATCTAAATTATTTTTTGATATACATAAAAACGTAAAGTCTTCATGCGTTAAGGGTTTTTCTGGCGTGCTAAATAGGTCTATATAAATTGCGGCCTGTAAGTGGTATTTATATTTAAAAGCGCTTTTGTCAAAATGCTGTACGTCTTGGGTAGTTTTTAAATCTACGATACCGCCTTTGTTTTTTAATATGTCGGCCTTACCTCTAAACGGCATACCTATAACATTTGCTATTTTTGGTACTTCGCTTTTGCTGTCTCTTATTAATTCCTGGGCCGTAGGGTTTTTAAGCATAGCGTCTATAAGTCTATTGTTTTCGTCGCGCTCTTTTGCTGTGTAAACCTCGCCAAACTCTTCGACAGCGTCTTTAAACTTTTTACTGTTTCTACTTTGGACCTCAACAAATTTTATCTTGTCGTATTTTTCTGGCTCTAAAATTGCCAGGTGGAAAAGATGACCAGCGCGTAATGCCGCGGTCGTTTCGTTTTTTGCATACTTAGTAACGTAGTAGTATGTTTTCGGACTGTCTAAAAGTAGTTTAAGACTAGAGCTACTTAAAGCTAGTTTTGACAGCTCGCCGTAGTAAAACTCGTCGTCGTACATTTTATTTAATAGCTCGCTTTTGTCGTAAAAATTACCGTCTAGTAGTTGTATTTCGTTTTTCATTAATTCAGTATTTGAAAGTCTTTTGCGTTAAAGGGTGCCTCGTTTTTTGCTAGCCTTAAAGCCTGGCTAGGACTTATAGCCTTTACGTTTACTACGTCGTAGTCGTAACCCTCTAGGTCTTGACCCCCAAAGGCTAAATAGCGGTATTCTATTTTATAGCTCTTCATGCTTATTTTTATAAATTTTATAGTTATGTTTTTTTAATAGCTTTATTGACTTTTGTATTTCTTTTTGTTGTTTTCTATACGCGTCAAATGTTTCGTTTTCTATAGCGTTATGTTTCATTTCTTTTTATTTTTTTTAAGTATTAAATATGTCGCTAGGCATATACCTATACATACTGGGCAAGGGTGCAAAATTGGTAGATACATTATTGTAAGTCGTTAAGTATTGTTTTTATCTCTTCTAAACGCTTTAAGGCTTTGGCTCTAAACTCAAAGCTGCCATTTCTTATATGCTGGGTTTGCGTTAAAAAGTATTGTATGTCTTTTAACTCGTTTTTAAGTAGCTGTAATTCAGTCATGACGTACAGCTGTCAAATATTAAATACGCTATAGTTATAAGTATAGCTACTAGCGCGTAAAAAGTTATCTGGTATTCGGTTTTCTTATTCATAATTGTAGTTTATAGTCTTCTAAGTCTTGTATTGCTTTTTTAGCTTTTGCGTCTGCCTCTAGTTTGGCTACTCTAAACCTACTTAGCTGTACGTCGTATTCGCGCTGCCTGGTTTGCATTTGACTAACGTAAATACCTATTCTAGCTAGCGCGTCTGCGCAAGCTGTAAGCTCTTTTAAAGTATTTTCGCTGCTTGCCTTTTGTGCTTTGGCTTGCCAGTTAATTAGTAAGTTGCTGGCTTTTTGAAAGCTGCCAAAGTAGGCTAGCTCTTCAATATCGTGTACGTTGTTTTTTTGCTCTTCTATTATATCGTTTTTTGCCATAGCCTAAAATTACAAAAAAAATGTTAAAATAAGGCCTTTTATGTCAAAAACTTATTTTGCGTTGTTTTTTAAGGTACTCGTCCCAGACGCTTTTTTGCGCTCGTTCGTTAGAATTTCTTTGTATTATGGTTGCCTTACTTTCTGGTAATAAGTATATTTCTTTTGGTACTCTTTGGTTTGCCCATAGGCTAGTTTTACCTAGGTTTTTACTTTGCGGCTCTGGCATATTTAATTTATTAAGCCAGTATAGGTAATTACCTTTAGGATCAAAAACAAAATATAGCTTTACTATGTCGTCGTCTAGGGCCATTAAACTGTCGT